CCAGGCCGGAAAGGTAATCTGAGTTGATGTTGCCAGGGTCGACCATGATTGGCTTCTTCTCCGCCAGGGAGAGGAGACGACGCTGCTTGGCCATGTCCTTGGATCTCGCCATGATGAGACCCGTCGGGACTCCATTGGAGGCATAGACCGTGTCCCAGCCGAGCTGGTTGGATCGAAGGATCGAGCGATTCTCGAAGGTGTCCTCGCAGACACCGCGCTCTGTCTCGATGATTCCTAAGGAGGAGAGATCGGGTCGAAGGTTGACGCCTTCCTCCAGGATAAGAAAATCGGGAGTTGGCTCTTCGTCTTGTCTTGCTAGCTCTGAACTCATAGTTCAATTGTACATATGAAAATAAAAGAAGACAGTCTCCGCAGAGTGGGGAGAGGACTCTCTACGGAGACTGCCTGTTCTAGTTTTTTACGCTTACGCCTTCTTACCGAAAGCTGCGTCGCCTGGGTTGAGGTAGCGCAAGATCACTGGAAGGACTGCTGCGAGTCCTGCCTTAGCGATGTCCGCTGGGTCTGTCACACCTGCCATGTAAACGGCGATTCCTGCGGCAAGAAATGAACGTGCCCAGGATGCTGCCATTGCCTTGAGTTCTTTTGACATGTAGTCTCCTTTTGAGTCAGGGGATTGACTCAGGGAAATTCTACATGGGTGTTGGAAAGTTTATTTGGGAAGTCGAATGAGAATCCCGTGCTTTTCGGGTATGTAGAAACAGTAAGATTAAACTGCTTCATTAGGCGGTGGGACGACTGGGTCCTCGCCATTAACAACGTCCTGAGCTCGACGTAACCCTAAAGTGTAAAGAGAGCCATCATCAGGTACCTCGGTCTCCCAGCTAGAGACAAGTTTTTTGATCTCGTCGGAAAGATGTCTTTGCCACTCATCAAACGCATCAAACACTGCCGTCTCAATTTCGCCTGGGTGAAGAGGAGGATTCTCTGCCTGCCTCATGATCTCAGCATAAAGTTTAAGCGCGATAACGTCTTTCTTTTTTGCCATCGTTATTTCTCCTTCGTCTTCTTAACTACCGTCACTGCCTGGGGCTTCCAGGACTTATTACAAGTACAGCCGCAGATCCACAGTTTATCAAACCACGCGATTTCGTGAGCGCAGTTTTTATGAATGCCCTCCTGACAAAAGCCACATGACTTTTCCCGCCATATGACTTCTCGAGTTCCGTACCAGTCCTGGTGATTATCCTTACTCGACACGCAACACCGCACCCTTGTGATGAAGAACCTTAACCTGAGGATCCAGCATTATCTTGAATCCACAGTCCTTGGCATTTTCACACCAGGCATAGTCCTCACCCATGTTAACCTCAAAGCCAATCTCATCTTCCCAAAGTATGTGACGGATCTTGAACCAGGGTCTTGGCATCTTTTCAAAGACGCCGTGCTTCATTGCAACAAAGCCAAAGCCAACTCCGCCGACCTCGATTGGATCCCAGTCAATGAGTAGATCTTTCTTGTTGGTCTTTTGTGGTCGGCCAAACTTGTCTGGAAAGTTCACCGCGACCGTCCCGTTAGGGTGGGTCTGGTAGACTCCAGAGATGATGTCATGTTCTGACTCGTAGATCTTCATAAACTGTTCAGGCGTCCACTCGATGTCTGAGTCAATCCAAAAGATCTTCTTGTATGTGTATTTTCCGCTGCCAATCTCGTTGGTCTTCCAGTTATGACCAAAGGAGTCGGTCGCAACCATCTCACGAGTGCTTGGGATAAATGACCCAGACTTATGAAGCAGGTGATACGAGATCCCTTTCTCATTAAGAACCTTTGTGGTCTCAACCAGACTGGTCACGTACTCAGGTACGAAAGAGAACGCAGGTGTCGCAATCAGAACGTCGTAGTGAACAACGTCCTTCTTGACTATAGGTAGATCGGTCACCATTCAATCCCAACCCAGGCAAAGCCAAAGTCTAGGTCAAATCCGTATGACGCGACGTTAAACCCAATTGCAAAGCGGGTAAATGAAAACCCGATGTTGATATAGAACCTTCCGACCTTAAAAGTCTTACTGCCTCTCATCATGACGCCGTCCTACAATCGTGGCATAACAAAACATCAAACCCAGTTGCCTCATCGGAAGAATAGCCGCTTTGAGTTACAGGCACCGGAGTAACCTGCTTGTCTGTTGATCCACACTTATCACATTGAAGATCAACTATCCACGTAACCTCACGACCAGCGGATAAACTCGCATACATTCCACGAGCCAATGCGTGCATGGCTCCAGCTCCCTCAGTCTTCCTCAGGAACAACCTCGTGTCCTCAACCTCAAGTACAGGTCTCGGTTTCTTACAAGGACATCTCATTGCCGTAGGTTTACACTCAACTATCCCTACGTAATTTGAGTGCTTGTTCATCGCGTGACCGCAGATGCAGACACGTCGATCTCTCGGTCCCTTCTTGCTTCTTTCAAGAAGAGCTTGATCTACCTCACGAGCTTCCTCGAGAGATATTCCTAACATCGCAAGTGCGTCCTTAGCCAAAGTACAACACTCCCATCATGACCCACGCAGCAGCAATCAAAAAAGCAATACCGTTAAGCATGCGTCTCATGATCTTGTCCGTCTTGCGCTCGTACCAGCCGTAGTACCAAACAGTTACGCCACCAAACGTTGCAATGATGGCAGCAACTAGCATCCCAGTGTCTATCATTTCGTCTCCTCTCAGGTCAACTTTTGACCCGCTCAAGGCGCATAGTATCACAAAAAGTCAAAACTATATTCAACTATATTTTTATTTTTTCAACTATAAGTTTGGATTCTCGGATTCTCTACTATAGTTTTCGTCGCCCCAGGGAGAAAGTCTATACGCGTATAGGAAATATAGTAGAGAATCCGAGTATCATAATATATTAAATATATAAGAAAGCAGGCTTACTAGGCGATTTTGCACTTTTCGAACGACTTTTCTCGCCTAGTATGTCTCCAGATTCCTACTAGGTCTTTTTGAACTTTTTGAAAAACTTTTCAACCTAGTATGTCAAGTAGATATCTTCCCTCCGGGCGCTCGTTTTATCTTCCCGCAAATATCCAAAATATCCAAAAAATCCAAAAATCCCAACATCCAAGAATCCCAACATCCGAGTATAGTAGAGAATTCAGATATAGTGTAGATCTCTTCGCTCTTCTCTCTCAAATTTTTGCCAAAAGGTTATCTCATTTCTCTTTCAAACACGCATCGCGCTTACACTTTCATATTAGTATTTCGTCATGTTGTTCCAGGAGCAAACTCCACACGAGCAAGCACTCGCTCGTCTCCAGGCATGTTCATTTACTCTTCGAACAATTCTTTCAGATATTCAAGATCCTTCCGAACCAGACTCACGGGTTGATCTTCTTGTCGCCTGTGACGAGGTTATTAACCAGGCAAATGCTCTCTACAACATTCTTTCCTCATATACCTGGCGCGAGCTTGACATGCGTAATCACCCCTCTTCTGACATCGCTTAACTAGATTCATTTTCCCACAATAATATAGAATAAATCCATGAGAAGAATTCTCGGAGTTGCAGGCACTACTGGCGGAGTTCCCGGAGCGCCAATAATTGGCTCAGCAACTGCTGAAAATGGTCAAGCCACAGTTTCATTTACACCTCCTGCTTATACGGGAAAAGGCGGAACAGTTACATATCGCGCCATATCCAGTCCTGGAGGTATTTCTGCGACGTCTACTTCATCTCCAATTACAGTCACTGGTTTAACTAATGGAACAGCCTATACATTCACAGTTCGCGCAGAAACGTCATACGGAGTCAGCAGCGCTGCATCTTCTAATTCCAATAGCGTCACGCCAGTTAGTCCACCTTCATACAGTTTGTCTGCAACACTTTTTTCAACTCAAAACTGGACAGTGCCTAACGGAGTTTCAAAGATTGCCGTCTATATGTTTGGAGGTGGCGGCGGTGGCTCAGCTGGTGGAGGCTCGCCATATTTCTTAGGTGAAGGTGGCGGCGGTGGTGGAGCAGGGTCTGGGTCTGCATTCAAAGACTATCCTGTCACTCCTGGAACTACGTATTCTGTCACAATAGGTGCTGGCGGTAACGCTAGTTCAGCAGGAGGGCAGTCGTCATTTGGAAATCTTGCAAATTCCGGTAGCGGGAATGGTGGAAGTATTGCAAGCTTTAACGCAGGTGTCGGTGGAAGCGGAAACACTGGAACGTCTAACTTAGCAAATTTTGTGACAATAACTGGTGCAAGTGGTGGCAACGGTGGTCTTTCTGGCGCGTACGAGTCTGGCACTAATGACGGATCTCCTGGTAATGCTGGAAGCGCTTCTGGCACATTGACACTAAATGGTACAGGACTAACTTCTTACACTCACGGTGGCGGTGGCGGTGGCGGTGGCGGTGGCGGTTACGCAATTTTTCAACAGCAAGGAAGTAACGCTAGCGGTGGAAGCGGCGCTGCTGGGGCAAGCAACGGCGGTAATGGAGGTGGCGGCGGTAACGTTAGCTTTAATGGGTCACAAAATGTTGGAAACGCGGGAGGCGCAGCAAATGCCCCAGCTGGCGGTGGCGGAGGTGGCGGTGGCGGCGGATACCTTGGCGGTGCCGGCGGAACAAACTCAGGCAACGGTGGAGTTGGCGGTGCAGGCCGTGTCTATATTTATACTTCTGCAAATTAAAAAATTAAATTTAACAAAACTTTAGCAAGTACAACAATCTGCTGAAAGAAAATAAGATACAATAAGCATACGGGGAGACTTCTCATTGGAGTCTTAGTTGTCACCGAAGCATCGCGCTCAAAAACTTGCGCTCGCTACTTTCCTTGCGACAGGTTACTTAGCTTTTACGCCTTCTTCGTCTTACGCGGAAGAGCCTCCAGCTTCTTCCGGCACCTCGCAAGATCCAGCTCCAACGACTGGATCAACGCAGACTTCCACATCAACTGGCTCTCCAACTCCTTCATCTTCAACCTCTGGGGCGTCGACCACAGGTACCCAAGAACAATCCCCGTCAACAAGCAATACAACGCAAACAACATCTCAAGAATCGACATCTTCTACTCCTCCAAGTCCTGGTCCCACTGCATCTCAGACTTCTCAAGAACCTTCGACAAGTTCAGCACCAACAGGTACGTCGCCAGAGCCATCGTCAGGATCGACACAAACGCAGCAGCAAGAATCTTCTTCACCAAATAATCCTACACCTGCGGTGATTCCACCGACTGATCCAGTCACCCCGCCACCTCCTCCCACAAACCAGGAGCTCGTTAACCAAGCACAGGCAACCGTAACCGCACAAAGTGCAATACTTACCGAGGTTTCTGCAACCTCCTCCGCATTGCCAAACCCACCTGCCGAATCTACAACGACTGCAATTACTACTGCTCAAACAGCATTGGCCGACGCTCAAACGGCCGTGACTGCCGCTCAAACCGCCGTCACGACCGAGAACGCAGCGCAAACAACCCTAACCCAAGCGCAGTCAACCTTAACCACCGCAACCCAAGCAGTTGCCACCACGACCCAGACTTTAACAACCGCACAGGCAGAAAGCACTCAAGCACAGGCGGCGGTGACAGTGCAGACAGCAGTTGTTGCAACTGCCCAGGCAGATGTTACTCAAAAGACCGAGACTCTTAATCAAGCAACTCAGGCGGTAACAACACAGACAGCGGTTGTAGCTGCGGCGGAGACAAATCTCACTCAAGCACAAACAACTCTTACCCAGGCAACTCAGGCAGTTACTACTCAACAAGGTGTTGTTACTCAGGCAACTACAGAGGCTCAAACAGCTCAGGCAGCGGCTGATGCATCTAACACAACTACCAACGTTGTGCGCACTGAGACATTTAACAATAACCAGGTAAATAACTCGTCAGGCACTGGTGCAGTTTCCATTACCGTTAACAACAACCCCGTATCAACTCAAAATCAAAACGGAGTGTACATCTCTGGCGGTTGGACGACTGGCGACCCTAACGCAGTATCTGGCTCTGCGCTCGTATTACAAGGTCCTTCCGCTACAACAACGATTCAATTTCTTAATACTGCTGACACAGCCGTGTCCAAAGTTGAGTTTGGCGTCTACGCAAAGAACGGCGATGGCACCGCAACCACACGTTATACAGACGGAACAACATCTAACTTTGTTATTGAAAATAACGTAGGAACACAAAACGGTCAGCAAAACACAACCTACACTCACACTGAAACAATTGTAGCTCCTGAGGGCAAGAAGATTCATCAAATTGAAATCGCGCCCGACTGGGATTACTACATCATTGACAATATTAAGGTCACGACAACTACCACAACGTCTGATCCAGCGCTCGTTGCAGCGGCTCAAAGCGCACAGGCAAATGTCACGACACAAACAACTACCTTAACAACACTGCAAACTCAGCAGGTAGCCGCACAGACCGCGGTATCTACCGCACAGACAGTTGTTACTCAGGAGACCCAGACTCTCACGACTCTCCAAACTCAGCAGGCAACTGCCCAAACTAACCTTACCGCTGCTCAAACAACGTTAACCAATGAGACCAATACTCTAACAACGTTGCAGGCAACCGCAACCCAAAAGGACGAGGCAGTCGCAACAGCCCAAACGGCAGTTGTAGCAGCCCAGACTTCCGCAGCTCAGGCAACCGTTGCCGTTACTACCGCTCAAACAAACTTAACCGCTGCGCAGGCAGCAACCACACAGGCAGTTACCGTTATGCAGGAAAAGGTAACTCTCGCGCAGCAGGCAGTTACAGTTGCAGATATTCATACAGATATTGACGCTGCGCAAAATCAGATCAACCAAAAGACCCAACAGGCACAAGATAACAACACGACAGCTCAGGCAGCTCCTGTGATTGCTCAAGCACAGGCAGCGGTTGATTCTGCACGTATTGTTGCGGATGCAGCATTAACTGCTGTTCAAAGTGCAATCTCACAAAACACGTCTGCTCCTACCGAGACCCAAGCTCAAGCTCAGGTAACACAGGCACAGTCCAATGTCGCCACAGCTCAAACGGCAGTAACAACAGCCGAGACAAATGTCTCAACTGCGCAGACAGCAGTTGCAACAGAGCAGGCTCAGGTTACTCAAGCTCAGCAAGCAGTTGCAGCCGCACAGGCAGCAGTTGACTCAGTGACAACGTCTGGTGTTCAGGCAAAGGTTTATAACAACGCTGGATACAACGCTGCCCCTCCGCTTCCTGGCGACAATCGCCTTATTGCGACTACGACAGTTAACAACATTCAATTTAGCTGGGGCTCAGGTCAAGTTCTTGGAACTTTATCCGAGGACGTTGCCGTTAAGTTTACTGGCCAACTTACCGCTCCAGTTTCTGGAACAATTTACTTCTACGCTCCCGCGGACGACGGAACAATTCTTCAACTTGACGGCAATACCGTCATCAATGACTGGTATGACAAGGGAGGCGGCGGAAACGTTCGCACCTACACGGTTGTTGCAGGCGACCCGATGGATATGACATTTTGGTTCTATGAAAACGGCGGCGGCGCTCACGTTAACCTGATGTGGAATATTGGCAACGGCTGGCAGACAATTCCTGCAAGTGCCTTTACTCAATCCAATGCGACCCTTGAGCAAATAACCGCGCTCTCAACTGCAAATAATAACTTGACCCTTGAGACCCAGCAACTCGCTCAAGCGCAAGGTACTCTTTCTAGCGCGCAGTCAACTCTATCAACTGCGCAGACAAATCTCACCAGCGCGCAGTCTACACTCACCAACGCGCAGTCAACTCTCACGGCTGCACAAACTGCAGACGCATCCGTTGTTGCCGCGTCAACTGCGGTTGCAGCTGCAACCACTGCAATTAACGTTGCAGAGACATATACCGATTCTCTTGACGCAAACATTCACGCAACACTAACTCCAACCATCACAGACACAGAAACATCAAGCGGATCTATTACAGTTACGGTAACTCCTCCGCCTGGAGTTGTGGCAAATACGTGGTTTTATCAAGTTGTATCATCAAATCCAAATGCGTTAAATCCATATGTAAATGGAACCTGGAATACGGACGGTGCTCCTGAGTCATTTACGATCTCAGGTTTATCAAACGGAGTAACCTACACAGTTCGCGTTGCTCACTGGAACGGAAACGTTAGTTCATATACTGAAGTAGAAGCGACACCTATTTCTCCAACTGTTCAACCAGTTGTTGTTCCAGAGACTCCATCAACTCCTAATACAGAGCCAGAGCCAGAACTTCCACCAGTCGAGGACCCATCAACTCCTGATGAAGAGCCAGAGCCAGAGCCAGAGCTTCCACCTACAGAAGATCCAGAGCCAGAAACGCCTGAAGATCCAGATCCTTCAGAAGAGGATCCTACTTCTCCTGACGATCAACCCCAGCCAGACGCTGAAGACTCTGAAACAGAAACTCCACCAAGCGAAGAACCATCTGACCCAGAAACATCAGAAGACCCCCAGACAAAGCCAGAAACAGAGCAACCAGAAGAGCCGGTAGACCCACAACCAGAAGAGGAAGAGCCAACACCAACGCCGCCAACCGACGAAAAACCAACAACACCAGAGCCTCCTAAGGAAGAGCCTAAACCTGAACCTAAGCCAGATACTACACCAAAAGAAGAAAAAGTAAACAACCTCAATGATGCGCTTAAGGACGGACAGGTAACTCAAAAGGAAGCACAGCAACTTATCCAGCAAATCACCGGCGGAGACAGTCAACCTCTTACCGCCTCTGAAAAGACTGCAGTTGCCGCTGTTCTTGTTGCTGCGTTTACAGGCTCAGGTGACGGTGCAGTTCCTGCCTCCGCGCTCGCAGATGCTGGAATTAAGGCAAAGGATCTCCCACCCGACACCCCCGTTGAGCTTGCAAACGGTGTTGTAATCGTTGCCGAGGTTCAAGCAGCATTTGAAGTCCTTGCAGATCCAGGAGAATTAGCTGCGGCGATCTTCTCAGATCCAGGACAAGTTCTCACCGCTCTCTCAAATCTCGGAGCTGACATGTCACCCGAAGAGCGTGAGGAATCACAAAAGGTTGTTGTTGCATCTGTAGTCGCGGCGGGCGTTGCAGTCCAAGCAGCTGCGGCTGCGGCAACATCTGCAGCAACAGCTGCCGCGTCTACTTCATCATCGTCATCTGGCTCAAGCTCAGGCTCCCGCTCGCGCTCGTCAAGTGGCGACTCAGGAATGCCTGGCGGTCGCGAAGGTGGAACTGTAAAGCGTCGTCGCGCAACGTCAAAGGCAAAACCTAAGGCAAAACCCAAGAAGGCAGTTAAAAAGTCCGGTAGAATACGCCGTATCCGTCTAAGGAGAAAACCAGTATGAACCTATTAAAAGACATCTTTCGCGACATCACAGACCAGGCGTGGACGCTCCTGGGCATGTTCGTGGCGTGGCTTGTCCTTGACGGATCTGCAAGAACCATCACAGGATATGCCATCATGGCAACAACTCTCTTTTGGATTATCACATATCCAATTCGCAATCCTAAGGATTCTGAAGACACCGAAGAATAGGCGTTAGAATACCTTCATGCCAATTCTAGGAAGTACAGCAGGCGGAACTAAAGGAGCTCCTTCATCTCCTATAATTGGAACTGCCACAGCTGGAAACGCGCAAGCAACTGTAACATTTACCTCTCCTAGCTTTTCAAAACTTCCTATTACTTCTTATACTGTTACTTCGTCTCCCGGCGGGATAACAGCAACAGGTGCTTCATCTCCAATTATAGTCACTGGTTTAACTAATGGAACTGCCTATACATTCACAGTTACAGCCAGCAGCTCTTCAGGAACATCTCAGCCTTCATCAGCTTCTAACAGTGTAACTCCAGTTATTCCAACTTACACTTTAGCTCAAACGTACAACAACTCGACGACTTACACAGTTCCGGCAGGAGTAACTAAGATAGCGGTGTACGCTTTTGGCGGAGGCGGTAACGGTGGTAATGGGGCAAGCGGTTCTACTTCAGCACAATCAGGCGGTGGCGGTGGCGGTGGCGGTAGCGGAGGCGTAGGAGCATTTCAAGAATACTCTGTGTCAAGCGGGCAAACTTATCTAGTTACAGTAGGCGGAGCTACAGGCGCTTCTAGTTTTGGAAACTTATTAACTGCTAATGGTGGTAACAGCGGCGCAGCTGGAAATACTGGTGGAAGTGCTAGCAATGCAGGAGGAAATGGCGGAACTGTAACATCAAATGTTGTTGGATTTGTTTCTGTTTCTGGTCAAAGCGGAGGCCAAGGCGGAGGCGCTGGAACTAGTCGTAATAGCCCTAATGCTGGAACAGCGGGATCAAACATAACTTTGAATGCCACAGGACTAACAACGTACACTACACCTGGAAGCGCGGGTGGAGGCGGTGGCGGTGCACAAGCGACTGGCGGTGGAGCAAGCAATGGAACTGCTGGTGCAGCAGGATCAACTCCTAGCGGCAACGGTGGTTCTGGCGGAAATCAAAGTGGACAAAATGGAAATGCAAATGCTGGTGGCGCAGGAAATAATTCTACAGGTATTGGTGGTGCAGGTGGCGGCGGCGGTGGCGGCGCATATATCGCTTTCGGTGGGCCAAATGAAGTTCCTGGAGCAAGTGCAGGAGGCGGCGGAGGATCAGGATCTGCTGGTAGAATTTATGTTTATCAAATTTAATTTTAATTTAATTTAGTAATTAGTTAGTGGTGTATAGTTAGGACTAAACGCGTCGGTTAAAGAACCCTAGCGCTTTAATTTCTCATTCTTTATAATTCACGTTTATAATAACCTTCTGCGCTAACCCTATGCGCACGCAAGGGAGAATACACATGAAGAGGCTTGTCACCTACGTCATCAACGTTGACGAGGACATTGCAGAGAAGGCATTTGCATCTGCGGTTGATTTCTTGTCTGAGCATATTCCTAACATAAAGGTAAAGAAGTCAAGTATCAATGTTGAGCCTCACGATGACTATCGCGGAATAGTCGCGGCTGTCGACTTTGACTATGTCAACCTAGATCCAGCACAGCAAAAACATGCGTCAAAGGCATTACATGAACTAGCAAAGCAGATGATTGAATCGCAACTCTGGATGGTTACCAACCTTCGAGTTCTAACAGAAACGGGAGTATCACAATGACCAAGGACGATCTAACACTTAAATACGCAAAGAAGATAGAGCCTTTACTTGATCTTGCCAAGCGCGCTTACGGTTTGAGAAATCAAAACACTCCTGCTCATAAGGCATCAACCAAGTATACCGAGCTCGCTAAGGAGTATTACGAAAAAGGCGGATCCCTTGTTGCGCTTGCCGATGAGTTAGGCGTTGCATACTCCGGTTTGCGTAGACGTATATTTACTTCAACTACTGGATCCAGCTCGCGTAAACCTCGCTCAAGGGCGACTGAGGAAGCCACTCAAAAGGCTCTCACTCAGGTTCTCAAGGCACGCGATACGTCAACCGAAAGGTATCACGCGGAAATCTATAAGGCCTATCACGCAGGCGTTTCTCTAGCTCGCCTATCAAAAGGTCTTAACCTTTCTTCATCTGCTCCGTTGTATTACGCGGTTCAGCGTCACGAGATTCGTCTTAACGAGAAAAAGAAGTGACATTTTACGAATACAGCTTCTTTTGCTCTTCCTGCAAAAATAAGCAACACGGAATATGTTTAACTAAACAGTCCCTTGACTCAGATGACTCGTGCTCGATGTGCGGGTCATTTTGGGAAAAGGTTATCGTCTTAAGAAAGAGCCAACATGCCAAGAAAGAAAAAGCCTGAAGTTCCAGAGCTCACGGTTGTAAAGCTTGACCCCGTTCGCGATGCGCTCGCAAGAGGGTTTTTGTTCCTATTAGGACTCCGTCACGTTTATTTTGTGTCCTTTGAGAAGGATCCAATCGAGCAGATAAAGGTTTATAACAGCAAGATAGAATAAAACAATGCCCCTAACCTACGGATCAATAGATCCGATAGCGCCAGGAAGCATATGTGATCTCTGCCCGCTTGAGGCAGCTGTTAAGGCAAAGTTTGAGGATAGAACAGTTCACCTATGTGATATTCATGCATTTGTTCACTCAGATTTAATTTGGGAAAACGCAGACGCGATCTATGACCGCGTTGATATTCTCCCGCCTAAGCCAGAATAACTATTTAGCGTAGACAATAACTTGTCCAGCGTACCCTGACGCTCCGGACGTAGGTTGTCCGTAGACATATGTGATGTTGTTTCCGACAGCGATTCCAACACCACCACCACCTCCACCTCCACCTCCACCGCCTGCAGCGTTAGCAGCGCCAGCACCACCAGCATTTCCATTTCCATATGGATATCTTACGTTTTGTCCAGGATCTCCATAGGCAGGATTTTCTCCACCATGAGAAGAACCATTTCCACCAGTTCCTCCTCCAGCCCCATTAGTTCCTCCTGCAGATCCTCCATCTGCACCAAAAGCAGAGTTTGCCATGTTTGCTCCGCCGCCGCCACCACCGCCAGCACCAGCACTTTTAGTTACAGCGCCAAGCCCTGTGTACGTATCGTTTATAGTTGCTGTAGCGCCATTACCTCCAGCATATCCGCCTTGAGCTCTCCAGTATCTAAATCCAAAGTTTCCACCAGTTCCACCGGCTGCTGTAGCATTTACATATCCAGAAATGTTTGTTGAGTAATTGCCAGAAGTTCCTCCAGCTCCTCCACTCGTGTGAAGACCACCGTTGCCACCGTTTGCTCCATTTACAGTAATTAAGTTTCCAAAAACTGTCTGTCCTCCAGCGTTTCCAGCGTTGCCACCAAAGTTTGTATTTGAAGGTGACGTTCCACCAGTGCCACCGTTGCCTGCTGATCCAATAGTAATAGAAAAACTCTGACCAGCAGAGACAGGATAGTCTTTGGCGCTTATTACATATCCACCACCGCCGCCACCACCGCCAGCGGGGCCTTCCGCTTGAGTGAATTTATTACTTTGAAAACCGCTTCCGCCTCCTCCACCTCCACCAGCTCCAACTACAAGAACTGCTAACGCTGTTTTACCAGCAGGTACAGTATACGTTCCACTTGTATTGAATGTTTGACTTAATGCATAAGGCATCTCGGTGTAACCGGATGAGACAGTTCCAAGTATTGGCATAGTGCCCTTATTCTATATTATTTACCAATGACCGATTAAATGAAAACGGGCCCGGTTTCCCGAGCCCGCTTTCTATTAAGTTGTATTACTTTACAGGGGCAAACTTGTGCTTCTTTGCCATTGCATTGTACTTTGCCTTTAAGGTAGCAAGTGCCTTATCAACCGCTGCCTTAGCTGCGGTCATATCTGCAAGCGCCTTATCAGCTGCGACCTTGGCGTCTGCTGCTGCCTTAGCTGCTGCGTCAGCTGCCGCCTTAGCCTTTACAGACTCTGCGGCGATGGCATCAGCCACTGCCTTTGCCTTATCTGCATCTGCAGCTGCCTTTGCGGCCAATGCATCAGCCTTAGCCTTTGCGTCTGCATCTGCCATTGCCTTCTTGGTTGCGTCATGCGCAGCCTTTTCAGCGGCCAATGCAGCGTTAGCTGCAGCAAGCTCAGCAACAAGGTCACGTAGTGAAGTTGTGAATGCTACGGTTGAAACTGGCGCAGCAAAACCTGCTACGGCGTTTGCAACTGTTGCGTTAGCAACAACTACGATGCTTGATCCTGTAGCTGGAGCAAATACCTTGAGCTCAGCATTACCAAGTCCTACGGTTGCAGTCTCAACTGCGGTTGTAAGAGCCGCGGTGTTAAGTCCTGTCGCTGCGACTGTTGCGCCTGCAACTGTCGCGTTGATTGCAAGGCCTGAGACCTTGTTACCGAAGACGTCGGTTGCCGATAGGGTATAGGTGCCGATTGTTCCAGCGGCTAGGTTAGCAGGACCTGTAAGTGCAATTGCATTTGCAGCTCCAGCAGTTCCCTTCATATAAATCGTGTTTGTAACACCGAGGTTAGAAACGGTGATTGAACCTGTTGCAGTAGATGTCGTGAAGGCAAATACTGTAGCGGTTGTACCTGTTCCTGTAGCTACGGTGAGAGATGATACACCATCAGCAGCGCGAACACGAGTGCCTGCTGGGTTATCAAGAGCAGTGACAAGCTTAATTGCGCCACTTGCGGTGAATGTTACTGATGTGCCTGTATCAACTGTTGCCACAAGACGAACGGCGTCCGCCTCGTCAACAGTGTTATCTGCAGGAACGGTTACAGCAGCTGGAGCAAGTGCAGTTGTTGCATTTGATCCTGCCACGGCAGCGCCGACCTTAACAGACAGTGACATGTCTGCAGCGCTTGAAGGAGCAGCGGCCACTGCGCCAAGACCAAGCGCCATAGCAGCAGCCACGGCGATAGAACGGATTAACTTCATGTGTCTCCTATAGTTGACAATAGAAAAGCTGACTACTCAGCTTCGTGATGTTTTTCACAGCTTCTAGCAAGTGATGGAACGACAAACGTCTTTCCACAAACGGCGCAACACCACTGAGACAGCCACTCTTTTTCTGAGAAACTGCGTCCTAGCGTTGTCACCTATAAAACTATCCTGCCCTCTCAAAGAAGCAGGTTTATTCTATCACCTACGAGACAAGCCTATGTGCGTCTTTTACCGCGTTTCTCATACGGCGTATCTTCTTTCTTTCGGCCTCTGTGGTCCCACCCCAGATGCCCATCTCATTATTTTCAAGTGCCCACTCACGACAAACTCCAATAAGCATACAGGTGCTACATACTTTCTTGGCGATTTCAACCTCCCAGCGCGCGGCTCCTCTTTCAAGGAAAAATGCCTCTGGGTCAGCGGTTGCGCAATTTGGAGTTCCTACGTTAAGAAATGTTGGATATTTGCGAGATATTTCTACGTCAACCTTTGCCATGGGCGGACCATATACAAAACAGTGTATCTTGTAAACTGTAAATGAAAAGTTAAAGGTTTAATTTCTATAGTGAGGTTTTTTATTCTTTAACATCATAAAACGTTGATCTGCTGTAGTTCCGCCCCACACTCCATATGCCTCTGGAACCTTTAACGCATGCTCAAGACATTTTTGTATCACTGGGCAGGTGCGACATATCGCTATTGCTCTTTGTTCCTTTTTTCTTTTTGTCTGAGCTCTTTCACCGTGCTCTAAAAAGAACATCTCTGTGTCTTTATCTTTGCACGCACCTTGATATTGCCACTCCCAATAATCTGCAATTGGAGATATGGTAGTTAGCGCACTAGGTTGCCCAGTTGAGTAACTCACGAGCAACATAGTATACTTTATGTAACAAAAAGTAAACTACCGTGACGTTGAGTAAAACCCTGTTCCCTTAAAGGTTATGGAAGGTGCAGAGTAGACTCTCTTCAACGGGCGCTCGCAGTTTGGTTTTTCACAAACGTAACTACCCTCTGGCTCAGTCATTCCTCTTTCAATAAGAACATTATGCCCGTCCTCACAGACATATTCATACGTTGCCATGTTCTTATTTTTGATTCTCCACGATCAACTTGATCTCACAGGCGTCCGTTGTGCAATATGCATCTCCAATAGCATCTGCGGCAAGACCTGCGTACACTCCAGAGAAGTCAATTGGAAACAGCTTTAACGTTGCTTCCTCATATTCCTTCTCAGTGATAGAGGTATATGGCATCTGCGGATACGTGTAGTTACCCATTGGTAAAAACGAGACAGTCTTCAATTGACCGTCATACATGTGAAGAACAGTTCCAATATCCTTTGCCTCTTTATCTGAGTCAAATGACACAGTTACAGATACAGAGTTATCTGACCAATAACGCTGCGCGGTTGCAGCAATTGACATCTTTTCAAAGATCGAGACATTCTTCTCAGAGCGTGTCGCGCCAGACTTAATTGGAAAGAACACAACTGACGTTGTATCAGGAGACTCCGACGCTGGCTCCACTGTATAGTTTGCCATCTTAAATAATGGCAACATTGGATCCTCGTTTGCAAAGCGAATAGCGCGAAGGAAGTACTTTCCTCCTGGTGTCCAGTGTACTCCTGGGCTTTCACCTGCAAGAATAGAAACTGTTCCTGATGGCTTAACGGTTGTCATCTTAATTGACTCACGAATACCAAGCCACTCTGAATACGTATTGTCATACGCACGAACGACCTTGTAGCCTTCGTCCATCCACTCGCGTAGTTCAGGTAATCCCACACGGTCTGCAAAGTTAGCAACACCTGACATCGAGGTTCCGATACGGCGGTTGCGTTGCATAATCGCGTTTGTTTCCTCCCAGTGTGTAGGAAGAAGAGTTACGGTCTTAGCATATAGATATGCAAACTTAAGCGTGCGTCTGTAATCATCAAGATCCTCGTGACGATTGAGATACGTCTCAACGAGCGTGCAGCACTCGTATGATTCAAGCGACTGCTCTGCGCAGGGGTTATATCCTGCGACGCGCCAGTCCTTGTTATTTGCTGGATCAATTAAACGTCCATACTTACGCGATACATCAAGCCAAATAACTCCAGGCTCTCCGTTACGTGCAATACCCTCAACAATTGGAGAAAGATCTTGGCCAACACTTGTTTCAACTGAGTTATTGCTCATCCAACCCCAACCAGGTGACGCAGGGTCATATGAGTTACGCTCTGGATAGCGCTCGTTGTTTTTTAAGTTTAAGAAATTATCGTCATCAATGCGCCCAATAAGTAACTCAGCGCTCCGGCGAACGTTACCAGAAACAACGCAGACGCCAATAAGATTACCAATATCCGCAATGTCAACCCGCGTGAGCTTCTCACCTTTACGTCCTTTGAATGTTCGATGGATATGTTTGTGTAATTTTTCTAACGGCTCTGACCCCGCCGCGGTGCCGCCGAATGTTTTGATTGGCGCGCCTGCTGGGCGGATCTCTTTGTAATCAAATATTGGAGCCTTCGTATCTGGTCTGAGGTAACTATTGATGAGGGCCGCGACTGATTCGACCCATCCTTCTCGTGTATCTGGGATGACATAGATATCTCCTTCCTCTGGCTCATAAATTGTAAAGTCCTTATCTGCTCCCTTATCATCAAATCCTACGCCAACTCCGAGCATTGATGCTTCCATCAAAAACGCAAAAGGTCTTGCTGGATTTTGCTTAGTCATCTCTGCGGTTGAAACAAACGCGCAGTTTTGTAATGCTGCTGAGTTGCGTTGAACGTTTACCAGCGGTGTTCCCATTACCCATAGACCACGTCCTGGTGGTGTCCATTTTAAGTTAAATAGTCGATCAAATGCTTCCTTAGCGGATGCCTGAGCCTTTGCGTCATTCCATGGAAGACGTTGACTCTTGCAGTGATCTTTTTGGATTGAATACATGCCGTTGATAACGCGCTCGCAAACGTCTACCCATGTCTCTTTAGTCTTGTCTTCTTTTAGGCGAGAGTAAGTGCGTAAAAACGTAATTTCACCAACAGAGTTTCCAGCTGCATCTGTGTAGCCAAAAGGCGCCTTCTTTGTTTTATAACTAGAAACAAAGTCATCACTTAACCTAAAAGAAAAAATACTCACGAACGCCCCCGCTACTTTATAATTGTTTACTACTTAAGAGAATGCAAATTATACTGATATTTTAGCTCAACGTGTTACTCTGAGTCTGAGCCAAAAAGTGAAGTAAATAACTCTTTACAGGTAGGACATACGGGATATTTATTTGGATCCCGTGACGGAACCCACACCTTTCCGCATAAGGCCTTAACAGGTGTACCTTCAATAAGTGCTCTAGTCATTTCGACCTTGTCCACATAGTGAGCAAATCGGTCGTGATCTCCAGATCCGCTACGCGTTTCTGCTTTAGAATCAACCTCTATTATCGCGTCACTCATGGCACTAATTATACTCAATTCCTTATATATTGTCACCCTACTTTAGGAGAGGCTATGGCACTACATAATCACATTCTTATCAACGGTCGTGTTCACAACCCACCCAAGGACATTGACCAAACTATCCAATGGCTACGCGATCTCGTTGATGCCATTGACATGAAAATTGTCCAAGGTCCTTTTGCGTCATACGTTGACAAGGAAGGAAACCGTGGTATCACAGCTGCGGTGATGATTGAGACCAGCCACATCGCCTTTCACGTGTGGGACGAGGAAACACCTGCGCTTCTACAGTTTGACCTTTACACATGCTCAACGCTACCTGTGCCAACCGTGTTAAGAATGATTGACGAGTACATGGAGTTTGAGTCATACAAGTATGTCGTCTACGAGAGGGCAAACGACTTCAACGTAGTCGAGACTGGCAAGTTCTAGTGTCCTACGCTACTCTTACGTCAGACGAGCTTTCCTTTCTCAAAGGCAAGCGTGTCATGATTGCAACACCTTGCTACGGTGGTCAAATCTCCGTCTACTACTTTAAGAGCTACCTCGATCTCATTGCACGCCTCAATACCTGCGGTGTCGATTACGTACTTTCCGCTATATCAAATGAAAGTCTTATCACGCGCGCGCGTAACACCATCGCGTCTAACTTTCTTACCTATAAGGACGATAAGGGTAAACTTGACTACCTATTATTTATTGACGCGGATATACAGTTTCACCCAGACGCAGTTCTTAAGCTTCTTCTTCACGACAAGGACATCGTTACTGGCGCTTATCCAATGAAGGTCATTGACTTTACCAACATTGAAAATCAAGCTCTACCAGCTCAAGAACTTGCGGTGCAGGTTACGAGCTACGCCATCAACTTAAAGTTTGACTCCGAGGAACAACGTGAAAACGGGCAACTCCGTCTCAAGGACGGTCTTCTCGAACTTGTTGATGGAGCCACCGGGTTTATGCTTATTAAGCGTCACGTTTTAGAGACGATGCGTGATGCAATGCCTCAACTTGCATATACAAATGACGCGGTGACAGTTAACCTTGATGGTACGAGCGAGATTAAAAAGATCAATCACTACGCGTTTTTTGACACCATGATTGATCCAAAGGACAATCGCTATCTCTCAGAGGACTACGCATTTTGCCGTCGCTGGCAACAACTTGATCCTGGAAATAAGGTTTGGCTTGATCCGTTTATTAAACTCAACCACGTTGGAAATCACATCTTCCAGGGAAGACCTTTAATTAAGGGTGAGGACTGACTCTAACTCTTTGAGCAGCGCTGGCTTATTACGTGCGCCTACGATACGTAAAACTTCCTCGCGGTTATTATAGATAACCAAGGTTGGAATTGACGTAATGCGATGACGATGAATAAGACTTGTTTCCTCGTCTGCGTTGATCTTTACGAACTTTACATTCTTTAACTCAAAGCTTAGATCCTCAAGCACCTTGCCCACCATGCGGCACGGCGCACACCAATCTGCCCAAAAGTCCACAACAACTGGAGTCTTTGACTCCACGACTTCCTCTACAAAATTACCTGCGGTGACAGTAATCACTTTTAATATTCATAAATACGAATTTGTCCACCTAGTCCAGCGCCACCAGGTGCACCGCTTCCAGCAATTGGAATACCATAAACATCACGGTACCCTCCACCGCCGCCTCCACCGCCTCCTCCACGTGAATTTGCATTACTTCCAGAATTTGGTTCAGCAGTTGGTCCGTTTGGCGTATTTTTTACACCACCATTTCCACCAGATACTCCAAATGACCCTCCACTTCCACCAGCTCCTGCGCTAACAGATGCGCTAACTGAATATGCTCCGCCACCACCGCCACCGCCACCTGATGGCATTTGGTAATTAACAGAGTTAACTCCACCTCCACCACCAGTTAAGTTCATAACTAATGCTCCAGCAGCACCTGCCGAGGCTCCGCCAGAAGTACCAGTACCTGGGTTATTTTTTGGTGTAGCACCATTTCCACCAGACCCGCCTGTTCCTGCCTGGTTACCAACAACATTTTCTGTAAAGTTTCCACTCGTTCCAGGTGATCCTACAGCATTGATGCTTGACGCACTTCCACCACCTCCGCCACCGCCACCATTAACTGTAATAATATTACCAAAGGATGTTACACCACCACTATTTCCATTTCCTCCGCTGGCTCCATTACTATTTCCTCCAGGACCAGCATTTCCACCATTACCACCAGACCCAACTGTAACAACATAATTTTGTCCAGCACTTACGTTATAGCTATCTAATAACCATGCATATGTTCCAGCACCACCGCCTCCGCCTCCGCCAGAAGTATCATTGATACCTAATGAACCGCCGCCTCCGCCGCCGCCGCCGCCTGCTCCTTGCACTACTAATGCTATTTTTGTTTTACCTGATGGTACTGTGTACGTCGTAGATGAATTATATGTTTGCGCAAGAACCCACTGTTTCGGGCTAGGGGTTATTGAGTTAGAAGCCGATGAGGCAGATGACGTTCCAGCAGAGCTTACTGCAGCTATAGTAAATGTATAAGCGGTTCCATATGCAAATGAGCCAGTGACAGATACAGGAGAAGAAGTACCTGTTGTGCTAAGTGCTATTGATGGACTAGATGTAACCGTGTAAGAAGTAATAGGTAATTTAGAAAAAGGCGCTGTAAAGGATAAAGATACTGTAGTTGCATTAGTTACTGTTGCAGTTCCTACCGTTGGAGCTGAAGGCACGACACCTTTTCCACCAGAAGAAGCATTCCCAAGTATAGGCATCTTACTTCCCTTCCACAATCTTCATGATAAGCATATAAGCTCCAAGTGCATTCATAAACCCAGGTTTATCAAGTAGCGGCTTGATCTCTTTCTCAATCTCAAGTGCAAGCTCTTCTCTGTCTACCATACTTGCGGTGATAGTTTCATATTTATTTGACATAGACAACTACTTTTCCTGTTGCTCCGTTTCCACCAGGTCCTTGGCTTGCTCCTTGGCCTTCTGCTCCAGTTGCAAGCGCTCCACCGCCACCACCACCGCCACCAGTGTTTGCAGTTCCAGAGCCACCAGCTCCACCGTTTCCTCCAGTATTTAGTTGACCAGTTCCTCCTTGGCCACCAGATCCACCACCAAGTGTACCACCAGCTCCGCCACCGGCTCCACTTCTAATTTCGTACGGTCCTCCTCCGTTGTTAGTATAACCGTCGCCACTTCCAAAGCGAGGAGAAGCTGGAGCCCCGCTGCCTCCTCCGCCGCCGCCTGCTGTTGCAGAACTTACAAATCCAGCAGAGTTAAAGTTTAATGTATCTCCATTTCCACCAGCACCTCCAGGGTTAGGATTATTTCCTCCTGGATTATTTCCTCTATTTCCGCCAGCTCCTCCGCTGCCACTTACTGCACCGCCAACGTTAGATGATCCATTTCCACCACTTCCTGGAGGACCACCGTTAGATGAGCCGCCATTTCCACCATTAGCAAATAATAGACTTCCAAAAGAAGTTTGCCCTCCTGCATTCGCGCTGCTTGCAGTATTTCCACTTGAACCTATTGTTACAGAATAATTAGCACCTGGAGTAACATCATAATCAATGAAAGAAGCAATACCTCCACCGCCTCCACCAGTTCCTCCGTTTACAGGTCCTTGCCCACTACCACCACCGCCGCCACCAACTGCGTACACAGCGAGTTTAGTTTTTCCAGCAGGTACAGTATAAGTGCCACTTGCATTAAATGTCTGGCTTAATTCATAAACCTGCTCAACGTATCCAGAGGATACGGTTCCTAAAATACGTGCCATAGTAGGCAAATTGTATCTTACCTACCCGTGTTTTACTTTAGTCCTCCAGCCCTATACTATTATGCCACAATGACGAAAGGAAGAACAACAATGTCCCGTAACTCTAAGGCGCTCGTAACCATACTGGCGCTCGCACTTTCAAGCCCCGCTCCAGCTCAGGCGTGGTGGTCAATAGGTCTTCACTCACGCGAAAGGCTTGTGATTGATGGCGAGCTACACCTAAACGCAAACTCGTATTTCAACGTCTCCGTAGACGAGCTTACTAAATCTCTTGAGATTGGTAAAAAGGTCGCGGTGATTAACTCCGGCGGTGTAATTGACAAGATCATAACTGTCACCGAGACTACAGATCTTTCAACTGTCTTTGCTACTGCTCAACTCCCAGACTCTGGCGGAGTCAAGTACACCGACGAGAACGGCGTAGTTCGTCTTGACGCAATTAACCAAGGCGACATCGTCACGGTTGAAACTAGCGAAGGCACAAAGACAATCAACGACAAGCTCGATCTCACAAATCAACCTGTTGTTTCAAATCCTAACCCTGAGCCTACAGGTACTCCCGTAGCGGATGCAAATGCGTCAACAATAACTGCGCTTACAGTTTCAAGCAACAACTCGACGTCCATCACCGTCACGCCTCCTGCGGCAACGGATAATACAAGCGTGTCTGTTACGGTCGTGACAGATGGCCGCTCTCATACATCTGTAGGAACTGATAACGCAGGTACTCCCGTAACCATAACGGACGTTCCTGCTAACTCAAACGTAACGGTTCAAACTACGATTACCGATAACACAACAGGTCAGTCAACGACTGTTCAAAATCCAGTTGTTACCACACCTGCGGTGACAGTTCCAACTCCAACGCCTGCTCGCGATGAGGCAGTTGATAAGGCAACTATTTCCCAGCCTGCGGTTACGTCTCAAGGAGAAGGATCAAACGGACACCGCTCTGCAAACATACAGGTTCCAGAGATTCCAAACTTTGATTCCTCAAAGACAAGCGTTCAACTTGTTATTGTTGACAAGACAGGCGCAACTACCGCGATGGGTCTTGGCGGAGAGGGCGGAGTCATTACAGTTGACTGGCTATCTCCAACTGAGTCCTATACAATTAAGGTTGTGATTCGCGACCTTGGGACAGGGAGCGAAACCTCTATAGCAGGTACGCGTCTGCCATAGAGACACAAAAAAGAAAGACCGCGCTGCCTTTCGCGCGGTCTTTTTCTTTTATTTAAGTTTATCGAACGTAGACTAAGACTTGGCCAGTGCTTCCTCCGCCACCTCCACCATGTCCTCCATCTCTTCTATTTGTAAAACCTCCAGGGTTATTTACTCTTATTCCTGAGCCTCCACCACCACCGCCACCGCCAGACGAGCCTGTACCTCCAGGAGAACCACTGTTTGCAGTTACGTCACTTGCTCCACCAGGTCCACCTGAAGAGCCGTTACCAGCACTTCCTCCGTTTCCGCCTCCTGTACTGCCACCTGATCCGCCAGACTGTCCACTGAATGGAAGAACACTTACATCAGTTACATCTCCAGATGCTCCACCTCCACCACCACCGCCACCAGAAAAAGATGTTAAACCAAGAGAGTTGTATGTTAGCGTCCATCCACTTCCACCAGCGTTTCCAGGAGTACCGTATGAACCATTTACTCCATTTGCTCCAGCTCCTCCACTACCAGTAAGTCCACCAGAAACATTTGTTGACCCACTTCCACCATTTCCACGCGTAAAGTTAGATGCAGCATTTCCTCCATTTGCTGTTCCTAAGTTTCCAAAGTTTGTAGTTCCAGCAACTCCACCAACAGTAACAGTAAAGGTATCATTTGGATTTACATTGTAGTCCTTAAACGCAAATGAACCTCCTCCACCTCCACCAGCACCAGAGATAAAGAACGCGTTAGCGGGACCACCTCCACCTCCACCACCTCTTGCATATACTGCAATCTGAGTTTTACCAGCGGGGACTGTATAAGTTCCAGATGAATTAAACGTTTGAGATAAAGCATATGATGGTAAGACGGGAGTTACTGCAGAAGACGCAGAAGACACAGAACCTTGAACTCCAGAAGAAGACGCAGTAACTGTAAATGTGTAAGCTGTATCGTTTGTTAGCCCTGTTACAGTAATAGGACTAGATGAACCTGATGCAGTTATGCCGCCTGGAGACGAGGTTACAGTGTATGTTACTGCGCCTTTGCCAGTGTACGCCGGAGGTGTAAAAGAAACAACTGCTTGCGCATCACCTGCTACAGCTGAAATACCCGTAGGTTGTCCAGGGAGACGACCAGATTGCGATGAACTACTGCCTAAGATAGGCATTTAAGCTAGCTTACTCGCCCGAAGGAATTTCTACCCATGAGGTTGAAGCCTCGTCCCACGTGTAGAACTTACCATCATTTGGATAGGCAACTGGCGCTTCCCAGTCATTGTCTGCGTTTAACACCCATGAAGGATATGGTTTTGGCAAGGTAAACTTTGTGCCGTCCCAGGTTCCACCGATTGCAGCCTTAGGCTGTTCATGCGCGGACACGATGTGATCAAGTGCAAACTCGTTCTTAAAGTGAGTAAGCAGTTCCTCTGAAGGGTTGTCAAACACGGCGATGTTAACGACCTCGCCATTTTTCACGAAAGCGTAATTAGTCTCAGCCATGGATTCTCCTTGTTGTAAGAAAGACTGGTCCTATTTTATACTATGGGAAGAAACCCTATGAGTAATTTTTGTCCTGTCGAAACTTGCGCTTATAGGAATCAAAGAAGCTTGAGCGAAGTTGCTGGGTAATCGCAGTCTGGTCCTCAAGTTCTTCCTTCTCGCCTACCTTAACCTCCCAGGACTCGCGGTTGATAGGAATCACCTGTGCCATGGGAGTACCCGCTGGAATTAGCCCTTCAAACTTTACGTCATTTAACGTGAATGGGAAGTTAGTTGGCGCATAGTATTGGTCGGTATCAACGATACCTGGCAGAATTGTAAAGACACTGTCTCTATGCATTGGCGCTATAAATAACGTAGACCAGTTCTCAGGTGTTCGTATTGACCAAGGGTTGATCCACTTGGGAAACGGTGCGCCGTTGACTCCTGGGTGCAGTGGAGCCTGCTCAATAGGGTGAAATTGAATTGGTCCAGCGCTCGGCCACTCATACCAAGGAAGCCCATCTCTTTGTGAGACATACACGTCTACGTATGTTGTAAGAATATAACCTGCGGTGATCGCATCAAACACAGGCATACATCTTTTAATTGTTGCAGTCGTGTTTCCGTCGCCTGTTGGCTTTTTCTCGCCAGAGATATACGAGTCAGTTTTCTTATACCACTCTGGAATCATTGTCCGAGCGGGCTGCGGCTCGTAGAGGGATAGGTCAATTCCAAACGTATTTGTAAACGTGATTACTTGAGCCATAAGGCGACTGTATCATACGAACTACATTTTACTTTATCTAGTGTAAACAACTATCTTGCCACTACCTCCAGCACTTCCGTTTTGGCTTCCTCCGCCTGGCCCATTAGGTTGTACTCTTCCACCTCCGCCTGCACCTCCACCTCCACCTCCTGAGTTGACAGAGCCGGCATTTCCGCTATTGCCAGCATTGGCAATACCAAATTTTTGCGCTGAGCCACCTTGCCCACCATTACCTCCACCATTACCTCCAGTAGAACCTTGACCTCCTGATCCAGTATTTCCAGGAGTAGTGTTATTAGCCATACCGCCGCCGCCGCCTCCACCGCCGCCACCGCCTGCTTGAAAACTAGGAATATCATTACTTATAAAGCTAACTACTGAGCCATTTCCAGCCCCACCATACGCACTAGCAGGGTCACCATCACCAGTTTCGGTAGCAGCAGCGCCTGACGGTCCTCCACTCCCACCCGAGCCAGTTGACACAAAAGTGTTTATGTTATTTGACGTTACGGTTCCGCCGCTTCCGCCAGAAAAACTTTGACCTGTGTTAGAAGAAGTTCCACTGCTACCCGACGCTAAAGTAACTAAGTTACCAAAAGCAGTATTCCCATTAGAAGCACCAATTGTTATCGTGTAGTTTTGGCCAGGTGACACAGGGTAATCTTCAAAAATATAAACAATTCCACCGCCGCCTCCACCGCCACCTCCACGAATTCCAGTAGTTGCATTTGCTGCGTTTCCACCACTACCACCGGCCCCTATCATTGCAACTGCTATCTGAGATTTTCCTGCTGCAACGGTGTATGTGCCACTTGCATTAAATGTCTGGCTTAATTCATAGGCAGGTTCAACATATCCAGATGATACCGTTCCTAAAATACGTGCCATAGGATAATTGTATATTAAAAGCAAGATCAAGACTAAGTAAGAATAATCCACTTTTGATAGTATCTTCTTAACCCAAGGAGACCTATGAAAAAGATCTTATCCCCACTTGCGGTGATAGTTTTAACTCTAACACTTTCATCATGCAACTTTCAAGGTAGCTATCGCTATCCGTGCCAGGACCCAACCAACTGGGAAAAGGACGAGTGTAAGCCACCAATTTGTACAGTTAACGGCGCCTGCCCTGAGGACCTAGTTGGAGATATCGCTAATCAGGATAGTCCAGCGGGCGATACCATTGAAGGGTCATAACAGGAGAGGAACACAGTGGCTAAACAACGATACTCATCAGCCGAATTGGACGCGCGACTTAAGTTTGTCCTAGGAACAATACTAGGTCTTATTCTTCTGTTTACGGCACTTGGAATTCTCTACGCGCTCATCTTTGTAACCCAGCCTGTTAACGCACAGTCTGAAAATGACAAGATGTTCTTTAACGTCTTAGGTTCTATTGCAACATTTATCACCGGAACTCTTGCAGGTATCCTTATCGGATCAAAAGGCGGAGATGCTCCAAAGTCTGTATTTGACGAGGAAGCAAACATTCCATTTGTTATGGAAGACGCTGCTCCTGCCGCTGCAGCAACTGCAGACGAGGCCAAGGCAGCAGCTGAAGCTACACCCGCTGCCGAGCCAGTAGTTGAAGGCAAGCCACATTCACAGATGCCAGACGAGCAACCAATTGATGAAGACTGGGATAAGGACTAAACCATGGCAGCAGAACAAGGAACAGCAGCTCGCTTAATTGAAGTTGCAAAAGAAGAAATTGGCTACGTTGAAGGTCCTAAGGACAACGAAACAAAGTATGGTAAGTTCACCAAGGCTAACTTCCAACCATGGTGCGGTTCTTTCGTAATGTGGTGCGCTAACGAGGCTGGTGTAAAGGTTCCAAACACTGTTTACACTCCAGGAGGCGCTGCCGCGTTTAAGAAAGCTGGTCGTTGGTATGACGCACAGATCTGTGATCCAGAGCCTGGCGACATCGCATACTTTGACTTCCCAGGTGACGGCGTTGAGCGTATCAGCCACGTTGGAATTGTCATTAAGGACAACGAGGACGGAACTGTTTGGTGTATCGAGGGAAATACCTCTGGCGACCCAAAGAAGAGTCAGCGCAACGGCGGCGAGGTTGTAAAGAAGCTACGCGCCTACAAAAAGAACAAGGCAAACGTTCAAATCTCGATCGTTGGCTTTGGCCGTCCTAAGTTTAAGGGTGCAGGCGGTGCAGATAAGTCACAGGCAGCTGCTACTGAAAAGAAAACCTGTCATGCCTGCGGTCAAGAAATTAAGTAATGTATACATATAGAGTTCGCAAGGTGCACAAGGTAGTTGACGGAGACACAATCGACGTTGACATTGATCTTGGATTTAACGTCTCGTACTACCAGCGTGTGCGCCTTGCGGGTATTGATACCCCTGAGTCTCGCACCACTGACAAGTACGAAAAAGAACTTGGTCTAGAGGTAAAGAAGAAACTTGGTGAATTACTTTCCAACGCAAAGGACGTCGTGATTCGCACTGAGAAACCAGACTCTACTGAGAAGTATGGTCGTATTCTTGGCTGGCTCTATCTTGATGGCGCAGAGAAGTCAGTAAACGAAGCTCTCATCGCAGGCGGCTATGCTTGGGAGTACATGGGTGATACTAAGGTAAAGGACTTTGATCTCCTTAAGAAACGACGCGAGAAAAGCGCAAAGTAAGAAAGGAACTCTCCCCAATGAAAGACAAGACAATGTACCTATTGTCGTTAATGGTTGGTATCGCAATTATTACTGCAATCGTCGGCGACTACGTAGTGGCAGCCTTGGAAACAACAAAAACAGGAGAGCCTCAGGAAGTTTCTTCTGATGTTATGACTCTTGTTCAAACAGCTCTTGGCGGTGTTATTGGTATTCTTGGCGGATACTTTGGCGCTAAGGCAACTGAAAAGAAAGATGAAGAATAGTGCCTGCTACTCTTAAGTCTCATCGCAAGCATCCATTTAACAGGACTCAAATTAAGAACGGCAAGATCGTGCGGCTAAACAAGAACGGAACTGTACGTGCGGTACTAGACGATTACAAGGTCAAACACAAGAAGTAGCTAAGCTCTTCCATAGTCATCGTCATACCTGACGATGTCGTCTTCTCCAAAGTATGTTCCTCTTTGTATCTCGATATACTCAAGATCGTCATCACCTATTGCCTCAACTCGATGTTTTTCTCCTTGTAGGATAGTAATCGAGTGTCCATCTGTAAGCTCAAATGTCTCGTCGTTTACCTGTACCTTTGCCTTACCTGCGGTGATAAGCCAGTGCTCGCTACGTTTCTCGTGTGACTGTAGACTTAGTCTTTTACCTTGCTCGACGTGAATTCTTTTAATCTGCATCTCTGGCAGTGTTAGCAAGATCTCATACCAGCCCCAAGGGCGATTATCTCTTTTGTTCATGGTAAAACTTTATCATAAATGCTAACCGCAGCGGACGCTGTTCAAGGCATACCCTAAAGATATGCTCGTCTTTCGACTGCCCACTCATTGTTTACCTGCGCCACGGTTAGCTTCAACTATGGAGTTGGAGTGGATAGAAGTTTTGCGTCTTACTCGGGACGGGCTATGGTCTCCAGACTTATATGCGCTAACCGCTCGCCTTACATGCTCTTCGCATAGCAACGGTTTATTATAACAGGTAGATTTAGGAATCCTTTAGGGTATTTACCCAGCCAATTATGCCTTCTAAGGACAGGTCCATCATGCCGTCCTCGCCAAGCAGTTCCTCAAGGCGGTCCACGATAGGGCCAAGATCGTCCTTTGAGATTCCAGTCTCACGCATGACGTGTTCTTCCATCAACCTCATAAGGTCATGCAGGAAGTCCAGCGGAACTAGTGCAAGACGCTCTTCCTCAAGATAAGCTGTAAGAGCATCATCGTCTCGGTCAAAGTCTGGATCAAACATCTCCATGACCGAATCTTATCTTACAATACTTGCGGTGACAGTTTTAGTTCAGCTTTCAACTAACTCGGCTTCTGAGTAAGCACTAAGAAGTCCTACTAAGAAGTCTCCACTTCGTGATAGATTTAGCCCCTAGCTCTAGGGTAGGGGAATAATGTCCGCAGGCATTCACAACATCAAGGCCGAAAAAGGCGCAACCTTTTCCCAGACCTTTACCTGGAAAATTGACTCAAACGCGGTAAACCTTACAAGCTACACTGCCCGCATGAAGGTACGCGACCCGAAAAGGGCTCCTAGCGTAAATCAAATTCTTTCTCTTACGTCCGCCGCGGGAGGAGGGATAACATTAGGCGGATCCGCTGGAACAATAGTTGTGACCATCGCGGCGACGACAATGGATAACATCGTCGCAGGTAAGTATGTCTATGACCTGGAGCTTGAAGCCTCAGGTGGAACAGTAACACGTCTTCTCAAAGGATCATTCACCGTTTTTGACGAGGTGACATATTGACAGATCCTACAAGTATTGTATATACCGATTTACAGGATACAACTGTATCGGTCACCGAGGCACCAAATAACACAGTCGAGATAGACCTATCAGAAACAACGGTCATCGTTGAGTCTGAGTCTGAGGTCACTGTTGAAACAAACACAAGCTTAACGTCTGTAGTTTTAGTTGCCGAGCCACTCATCACTGTTGAAACAACTACAACCTCAACAGAGGTAGTTGTCTCAAACCTACAAGGCCCGCAGGGACCTATTGGTCCAACAGGTGCAGGTGTCACAGGTGCAACTGGTCCAACAGGACCTGCTGGCGCTCCTACTGGTGTAACAGGCGCACAAGGTAACACTGGAAATACTGGCAACACTGGTGTAACTGGAACTACTGGTCCAACAGGTGCAGTCGGAGCTACCGGTGTAACAGGCGCAGTTGGAAGCACTGGCCCAACAGGAGAAGTTGGCGCACAAGGTATTCAAGGTGTTACAGGCGTTACTGGCGCTCGCGGTTTCACTGGCTCTACAGGCGCTACTGGTGAAACAGGTGCACAGGGAAGTTATGGTCCGACAGGCGCTACAGGTCCAACTGGCGCTCGCGGTTTCACCGGCGTAACTGGCAATACTGGTCCAACTGGTATTCAAGGAGAGCAAGGTGAGACTGGTGTCACTGGCCCAAGAGGTTTAACTGGTAACACTGGTCCAACAGGTGCAGTTGGAAACACTGGACAAACAGGTGTCACTGGTCCAACAGGTGCGGGTGAAACTGGCGCTACCGGTGTAACAGGACAAACTGGTATTACAGGCGCAACTGGTGCAGTTGGTAGCACTGGTATTACTGGAGCAACAGGCGCAATAGGACAAACAGGTGCAGCGGGTATTACTGGTAACACTGGAGTTACTGGTGTAACAGGAGCAGTCGGACAAACAGGTGCAACAGGAGTAACGGGTGAGCGAGGAAATACTGGACCTACGGGTATTACAGGAAGTACAGGCGCAACGGGAGCAGTTGGACAAACTGGATCTACGGGAAATGTGGGAGCAACTGGACAAACTGGTTCCACTGGACCTACAGGAGTAACGGGCGCAGTTGGCCAGACTGGTGTTACAGGTGCAGTTGGCGTAACAGGTCAAACTGGTGTAACTGGAGAAGTTGGTCAAACTGGCGCAACAGGTGCAGTCGGTAGTACAGGAAGCACTGGCGCAACTGGTGCAACTGGACAAACTGGTGTTACAGGCGCAACAGGCACGACAGGTGCAGTTGGACAAACTGGTGTAACTGGCTCGACTGGAGCAACTGGCATAACTGGTGAAATTCTTACAGTCGATGCGTTTCCTCCGACTGCGCAGACTGGTGATGCTTGGTTTAATGCGTCTGAAGGTTTACTTTATGTTTATTATGACGGTTATTGGGTTGAGGCAGTTGGTGGAAATCTTGGTCCAACTGGTCCAACAGGTGCAACAGGCACTAACGGTAATACTGGCGCAACAGGCGCGACCGGTGTTGGAGTAGCAGGTGCTACAGGTAGTACAGGTATTACTGGCACAACGGGTAATACGGGTGCAGTTGGCGCAACAGGAAGTGCGGGTGCTACTGGCGCAACTGGCAATACTGGCAATACAGGTGCTACCGGTGCGACAGGACCAATAGCTGTTGTAAGCGGTCTTTACAGTGCGGGCTCTTTCATAACTATGGACAATCTCAAGTTTAGCGTTACGACAGGTGGTAACCGCGGTCTAAGTGTTGCTACTGTCTCAGGTACCGCTTCTTACTATGTGGCAGCTGCCTACTCTTTAGCAGGTGGAGGACACAGCGGACACGCAACAGGCAGTCTTGTAACTTACACAACTACGCCAGCCAATTCTGCATTTGGCTATCATTTTCCATCTTCTGGAGACTGGTCACAGTACATATTTACAGATCCAGTAAACCTTAAGATGTATCGAGTAAATCTGATTATCCAGCCTAGCTACATTAACAACTTTATCGTAGTTGAACGTGTAGTTGGCTAGTTTTACCTATAAAAACCTGATAAATTGCCTGTCTACCCTTGACCGCAGGGCTAGACAGCAACGTATACCTAAATGTATGATATGAAAAATTGTACATTAGAACGGAGAAAGTACAATTTCTGCTAAGAATGTACATGCGCTTTTATACGCCCGAGTATCCACTTCTGCCCAGGCAAACGAGGGTGTATCCCTTGATGCTCAGGAGCGCACATTAGTCTCTGCAGCCCAGGTTGCAGGGTATGAAAGTTACGAGATTCTACGTGAAGAAGGCCGCTCAGGTAAGTCAATTAAGGGTCGTCCTGTTTTAAGAAACGCTATGTTAAGACTTGAAAAAGGTCAAGCTAATGCCCTATTTGTAACGAGAATTGACCGACTAGCAAGATCAACCCAGGACTTTCTTTCCATAGTTGACCATGCCCATAGAAATAACTGGCGACTTGTTCTGCTCGATCTTAACCTCGATACGTCGTCGTATCAAGGGCGCTTTGTGGTCACAATCATGAGCGCGTTGGCTGAGATGGAACGTGCCATCATTGCCGAGAGACAGAAGGATATTCACGAGGATCGTCGTAAACAAGGTCTTGTGTGGGGCAAAGATCTTGGACCAAAACCTCTTATAAGTAATGAAATTGTACAACTTATTTTTACCCGTCGCGCTGAAGGAAAGTCATTGAGAAACATTGCAAATGAGTTAAATACTTCTAATGTAAAAGCGGCATACGGTGGCAAGTGGACTGCATCTAATATAAACTATGTATTAGCTCACAAAAGAGAAGAGCCAGACACGCAAGGATAGGTACTTGCAGTCTGGCTCTTTGCTTTAGCAGTCTCTCCCCTGATAGTGCTAAAACGTGTTTCTAATATATACCTAGTTTGGAGTTTTGGCGTTTTAGACTAGCGGGCAAACCGTGCGGCGTGACCCCAGTCAACCTCACCTGTTGGGACAGCGCGTGGAACAAGTGCTCGTCCTTGAATCTCTGCCTTCGAGCCTAAACCTACAACTGCCATTCCGCGGTCACTTATCTTGCGTTGAAACGCGATCTGTGTCATCGGGCGCTCGCCACGTTCCTCGGACCATGCGCGGTAGACAGAATACAGAGCCTTAACTGGCAAGCTTGTACCTTCTGCCTCCTTGGTTTCTTCATTTAGGAAGATTCCAATGCGGTCCTCGTTCTTCTTGTAGATCTCACTTGCCTCAGAAACTGCCTTACATGTTCCAAGTGCATCACGGGCAGATGAACCAAGCAGTTTGATTGCACCCTCAACTGCCCACGATAGGACAGCAGGCAGAGCACCTTCAGGATCAAAGATGTAATGTTTTAACTCTGGGTCTGGATTCTCAGGAACATTTAGCAGTGGCACAGGACGAATACGACGCCACATTGCATCATCATTGATGATTGGGCGGTGATTTGTAGTTACCCACAACTTAGCTCTACTTGAAAACGTAAATGGTTTTTCACCAGGCGAACGTGCAGAGATTTCGCTTGATCCAGTAAGTTTCTTAACTGAGTTTTCCTTAAGTCTTTCTGACTCTGGAAGCTCGTCAACCCAAACAAGACGACGACCGCGTAACTCTGCCCAGTGATAAAGATCTGAGCTTGATGACATTCCGTCACCTTGTGCAAGAATAGAAGAGTCTAATGGCCAAGCATATTGCTGCGTTCCCATTGCCTTGACTAAAGCTTCAACCATTGTGTTCTTACCAGACCCAGGAGGACCGTAAACAAGAAACATAACGTCATACGTTCTTAAACCTGTAAGTGAATATCCTGCAGCGCGTTGTAGCCACTCTTGCAGTTCACGATCTCCGTTAGTTGCAAAGTCTAAGAACTGTTCCCACTTGACGTTTCGCATTCCTGGCGTGTATGCAACTGGCGCTCGTCGTGTGATGTAAAGATCAGGACGTCCCTTAAGTAGTTCTCCTGTGCGTAAATCAATCACACCGTTGGCAACACCAAGCAGTGTTTCATCAGAGTCCCAGTTTTCTACGCCAACTAAAACACGTGGATCAGATGTTGCGTTTTCAATAGCGCCTGCGATACGTGAGTTTGACTTTGCCTGTAAAGCCCAACGCATAACCTCGGATTGTTTATCAGCGTCATCATAGTGAACTACCTCAGACGCAATGATAGGTGAAAGCTTCTTTGCAAGTTCCTGCATTTCCAAATTTTCAACGTCTGGCTTCCAGTATCCGCCGTCCCAGTGAAACCAGCCAAGTCCTGGAGTGTAACGCACGGCTGGACCAAATGAATCAACAAGACGGCGACCATTACCTGTATCTGTAAGCGTGCGCTTGCCAGGTTCTCCGCCTTCATTGTCATTTACAGAGTCAATGTCCTTAGGAACGTCAATGTTGATAAGACTTGATGCCTGGCTAATTGAGTCGCCATCGCTAATTGACTTGTTAACAGTTCCGCCAATTGTTCCTGGCATCTTGTATGTTTCAGACTCAACCGCATTTTGCGCAGCCTGTGCAAGCTTCTCACGCGTTTCCTGTTGAGATTTTTGTGCCCACTCATTAAGTCCTGGCCATAATCTTTCAGTCTTCGGATTGTCAATTACATATTGAATAGCACGACGAACGTGCATCAACAAACCGCCTTGACCTTCGATCTCAAGCGGAGGCCGCACCTTCTCTGCGTTAAAACGAATCATCATTGTTTCAACAGCAAGACGACCAGCCTCGGTGTTGATCGGGAACTTATTTGCAAGCGCACATGTCATGCGGTAGATATCTACTGCACGTGATCCTTCGTCAATTCCTTCCTCAAGAAGGCGATCAATGTCAACGCGCTCTCCGCCAAAGTCTAAGTTATCTAAGAAACTCCAGTCGCCTTCACCTAACGCAGTTGGCGACTTACGTCCGCGCTTACGCAGAGAGACAAGCAGTTCCTCAGGAGCTCGTGCAATTTCAATTTCCCATGGAGCTTTTCCTGGCGCCCACTCATAGCATACACCTGAGAAGTGTCGTGATGGAGCAATAAGAACATAGCCGTTGTGCTTGATGTCAACGCCTGGCAGATTTGCCTTCTTAAGATTTCCAACAAGCGCCTCGTTTTCATCGCACTTGTAAAACAGGTGACGGCCTCGTAAAACTTTTCCGCCTGCAATTGTGTACTCACCAGTGATTGCCTCAACGGTTGGAGGAAGCGCACCTTCTACAAGTTGTTCAAACTTTTCAAATGAGTCAGGTCCACCTGAGCGTGGGTCGATGTCAATAACAAAGAATCCGCTTGTCTTACACATTACGCCGATGTTCATCTCGGCATCTTTATCCCACCACTGCTTTACTGTGTCAGGATCTGTAGTTGCAAACTTGTTCCACTCAGGTAGTGACGGGTGCTTGCCTACATCCTTAGGCTCTGCGTGCGCTCCGCCGCAGGTGCAGCGTCCACCAACAATTCCGTAGCATGGAAGAATTGACCAACCTTGCTCTGCGTACCAAGATGCGGCAGGACCAAGTCGTCCTTGAGCTGATTCCCACGTGCTCATGAGACGGTCCTATCTAGCATCTTTTTCGTCGCTCTCCCATCAAAACAGTTATATAACAACAACTTTATCGTGAATTTCATATCATATCACTTTTTTCGACAAGTTGTTACTGGGCGACTATAAATGGTCACCCGATAAAAGTACACTACCAAAAACAAATATAGAATAAACCTAACTTTCATCCTAGAAGGGTATCCTCCAGTGAATGATCTCGTCATGCAAATTGGCATGATTGCCGCCGTCATTGGCGGAGTTAGCGCCGTCGCGGGTCTACTGTACACCATCTATAAGATTGCTCACCGCATCGACGCAGCAATTGGCGTAGATGATAAAGGAAGAACGGTAAGTGACCGCATTGACCGCGTTGAATATCAACTTTGGCCCAATAACGGCGAGTCACTAAAGGATCAGGTAAGCAACATTGACCGTCACGCAAGAGAGACGGCAGCCGAGGTAAAGTTTATTAAGGACATTCTTGTGCAGATGGTAACAGTTCCTCATACTCCACCTGCGGAGGAGAAGATCGCAAAACCTCGCAAAAAGAAGTCTTCTGCCGCTTAAAAAGAAGCAGTTTTTAGTTTTATCCTGCAGTAACATATTTTAGCTATATAAAGCTATATAAAGGTTGTAGGCAAGCTTACAGCCAAAATTGACAGAAACTTTTTTATCTTTTATGTTTACTATTCTCGAGTTATAGTTTATAGTACCTCCATTACGCACTTCTCTCACTATGCGTAATAGGAGCTACTATGTCTTTAGCAGATAGGTTAAACAAGACAGCAAGCGCAAATCGCCCTGGATTACCTTGTCGTTTAGGGTCCTTGTTAAAAGGCGATGAGCTTTCAGACACAGATAAAAAATATTTAGAGGACGTACTTAGCGTCCCGTTAGGTGAACCAACACGTGTTCCGACAACCGCGATTGCAGAGGCACTCAAGCAGGAAGGTTTCACCGTAGGCGTCGCGGCAGTTCAACGCCACCGCCGCAAGGAATGTCGTTGCTTCGGAGCAAGCCCAAAGTTCTACGAGGAGTAAGATGACATTCTCAGAAAAGCTAAATGACCTCCTTTCTTCTCCAACATCTAGCTTTGCCCAAAGGAATCGTCCGTCATACCCAACAGGTTGGGAGCCTGGAGTTTTACACGGTGACAACGGTGACCTTACAGTAACAACAGACCTTTTACCTAAGATTGATGATGAGAACTCCTGGAAGGCCGCTGTCGAGTCTCTTGGCGTATCTGTGCCAGAAGGTTGGAGTGTGCGTCTCTATGAGGCACGATATGACCCAGCCGCATGGCATAGAGATACCGAGGACGGTGAGGCGGTAACACGTCCAGCGTGGAGATATCGCTTTAAGATCGAGCAGACACGCGTATCAGAAGTTAATTTTGATGACCTTATCGAGTTAGTTGATAAGCATAAGCCACACAAGAAGTCAGAAGACGTAGGAACATTGCAGTGGATACTTGCAACAGGCGACTGGCAACTTGGAAAAGTTGATGGTGACGGCGTTGAGGGAACTGTAGCTCGCATAATGGAATCAACTGATAGATCTATAGAAAGAATAAAGGAATTAAAGCGTCTTAAGAAGTGGCCAGGTAACGCTGTTCTTGTTTTAACTGGCGACTGCGTTGAAGGTTTTGTATCTCAAAACGGTGGAAACACGTGGAGAACAAACCTGACGATGACGGAGCAGGTACGACTTTACCGCCGTCTTGTGTATGACATTGTATCTAAGCTATCCGAGGAGACAGAAAATCTTCTTGTGATTGCCGTTCCAGGTAACCATGGCGAGACTGTTCGTCTTGCAGGAAAGATGTCTACCCGCATGGACGACTCGTGGGACGTAGATGCTGTTATTGCCGTCGCAGATGCGATGGAAAGAAATAAGGAAGCCTACGGACACGTAAAGTTTGTCACTCCAATGAAAGATGAAGGCACGATAGTGCTCGACCTTGGTGGAACCATAACTGCGGTTGCGCACGGGCACCAGGTGCCTCGCGGGGACGTTCCTAAGTGGGTTGCTGAGCACGCCAAGAACATGGCACCCGTTGGAGATGCCCACCTGATTATTACTGGCCATCACCATCACCTTCGCATCCAGTCACTTGGACCACGAACATGGGTACAGGTTCCAGCTATGGAGTCGGAGTCCGTGTGGTGGAGGCATAGAACTGGAGAGGTATCTCCTCCAGGCATGGTAAGTGTTCTTGTCGGCGCAGGAACATGGTCGGACCTTGCAATTTTATAAAATATCCAAGTAATAAAACTGTTTTATTGGTAGTATTTACCTGCCGACTACTGTAGTTTTATAAACAAAGAAGTGGGCGCGTTTTTTGCTACACAAGAACGGAGCCTAAGTTGCCGACCTGGTCCGCCGATGTGATCCTTCGCACGGTCATTGGCCAATACCTTACATCACAAGGTATTCCTGGCCGCGGTACAATTACCTTTACTCCAACAACAGTCGTATATGACACAGATGACGCGGTAGCGGTAAGCTCGCCTATCACAGTCACTCTTGACGCAACAGGCTCATTTAGCGTTGATCTTCCAACTACTGATAACGTATTACTTACTCCAACAGGTTGGGCATATGAAGTTTCAATTCGTATTAACGGAGTTAAGTCTACAAATGTAAGAATTTATCTGCCTCTTGGCGATGGCAGTGACGTTGATCTTTTCTCACAAATTGGTCGTCTTGTTCCAACTACAACATCAGGCGCTGCACCTTCTCTTGGTGTAACTGCGCGTGGTCCAATTGGTCCTGTTGGCCCAACTGGTCCGCAAGGTCCTGCTGGCTCTGCGTCTAATACAGGAGCAACAGGTCTTACTGGTAACACTGGCGCGACTGGTAACACAGGCGCGACTGGTGCAACGGGTGCTACTGGGTCTGGTCAAACTGGCGCAACAGGAGCAACAGGCACGACCGGTGTAACTGGCGCAACAGGTCCACAAGGTACATCAATCAATGTTATTGGCACAGTTGCAAACACTGGCTCACTTCCAGCAACTGGCTCTACAAACGATGCATACATCGTCACCGCAGATGGCGATCTTTATATTTGGGACGGATCTGCTTGGACAAGCGTTGGACAAATCGTTGGTCCACAAGGTGATGCAGGTGCGCAAGGTGTAACAGGCGCAACAGGCGCAACTGGTACTGCAGGCGCAACGGGTGCAACAGGAACTGCAGGCAGTGCAGGCGCAACTGGTAACACTGGTGCGACTGGTCCTCAAGGTATTCCTGGAACAGCTTCATCAACTGGCGCAACGGGTGCAACAGGTGCAACTGGCGCAGACGGAAATACTGGCGCGACAGGCGCGACTGGCGCAGCAGGAACTAATGGAGCTGCAGGAGCTACTGGTGCAACAGGTGCGGTTGGTAACACAGGTGCTACAGGAACTGCTGGAACAAATGGAAGTACGGGCGCAACAGGCGCAACTGGAAGTCAAGGAAATACTGGCAATACTGGAGCTGTAGGCTCAACTGGAGCAACAGGTGCAGTTGGAAATACTGGTGCAACAGGAAACACTGGAAATACCGGAGCAGTCGGCGCTACTGGTAATACGGGTGCAACGGGTGCTACTGGTGCAGACTCAACTGTAGCAGGTCCGACTGGCGCAACAGGATCAACCGGTGCGCAAGGAAATACAGGTGCAACCGGTGCAGACTCAACTGTTCCTGGTCCTGCTGGCAACACTGGAAGTACGGGCGCTACTGGTGCAACAGGTGTTACTGGTGCAAATTCAACAGTACCTGGCCCAACTGGTGCGACTGGAAGTACTGGCGCTACTGGTGCTACTGGTGCAGGTGAGACTGGAGCAACAGGTGCGACTGGAAGTACGGGTGCAGTCGGTAATACTGGAGCAACTGGTTCGACTGGCGCGCAAGGAAATACTGGAGCGACTGGAACTCAAGGCGAAACAGGAGTAACTGGCCCAGCTGGAGAAACTGGTGTAACCGGTGCGACAGGCGCGACAGGCACTGCATCATCGCTGTACATCGAGCGCTATCAGGTTGTTACAACCTCAGGTGAAGAAGCGTACATGCAGTCATACGACGTTGATCAAAAGTCAGCTCTGTCATGGACGCGCTCAACAACAACACTTACGATTAACTCATCTAGTCATGGACTAACTTCCGGTGACAGAGTAATCATTCGTAATACAAACGTCGTAGGTGCACAGTCACTAACTGTTGCGTCTACTCCAAGCGCAAATTCATTCACCGTTACAGTGTCTAACACAGGTGGAACGAGCGGCTCTGCTGGTATCTACTCACGTGGATACAACTTAAACCGTGTCTCATCAACAATTACGCTTTCCGCTCCAAGCGCAGGCGGTGTAACGCTACTCGGCGGCGTTATGCGCGTACCTTCATCGGTAACCTCACCGCTCATATTTAACTACTCAGCGGTAGGCTTAAACTCTGGAACAACTGATAGATTCCCTCCAATGATCTTCCAGTGGCGCGAAGACACCAATGCACAGACATCACCAAACATTTCATTAGCAACGTTAAGTGGAAACGATGCTCTTCAAATCGCTATGCCAGCAACAAACCGAGTCATACGTTTTAGCTTTGCATAGGAGCGGCCAATAACATGAGACCACTTTCCGGCCGCTTTGAGGTAAACTCAGTAACAGAGATCTCTGCTGGAGTTTACACAATAGTTGGTGATTTTCTTGACGAGTCTGGACTTTATGGCCCAGGAGACGTTGCAGCAGGTCATCGTGTTTACTTGTATGACAATACTCAAGGCGCAATGCGCTATAACATCACCTCGGTTGTTAGTAACTCTTCTAATCCCATCACTATCACAGTGGCATGGGACTCCGACGGCGCGGCAGTCGAGCCACCAGCAAACACAGGCTTTATTCTTGACGTAACAGCAAACTTAACACTACCAGAGCATCCATCGTTTAGTCAACAGCTTGTTGATGAAGCTATCGTTGCAGGAATCATTGCTCAAACATACAGAGAGCAACTCGACGATCTTACAGCAGGTGGAGGAGCTACCGGAGCTACAGGTGCAACAGGACCCGCAGGTGCGACGGGATCGACCGGAGCAACTGGACCAACTGGACCTGGCGGAATAGTAAGTGTTACAGGGTCAATTAACTATGACACTGGCTCAGGCGCGCTTTCACTTGATGAAGGTGTAGCCAACGGACTAGCAACTCTTAATGCGTCAGGTGTTGTTCCTGATGAGCAACTACCAGACAACATCGTTCGTACTGATGGACTTACAGGTGCACTTGGCGATTACATTCTTCTTGCTGAAAAGGCAACAGGAAACGGCGTTGCAACGCTTGACGCAAATGCAAAGATTCCAATTGATCAACTTCCTGGTCTTGCGGTTACCGACACGTATGTTGCAACAACACTTACACAGATGCTCGAGCTTATTCTTGAGCGCGGTGACGTTGTTGTTCGCACCGATGAGCAAAAGACGTATATCTTTGCAGTTGATCCACTTGCAATTACTAATAAAGAGCTTTTAACAAATACTGCAACGCTTACTACATCAACTGCGCACGGACTAACTACAGGTGACACAGTTGTTATCGACGGTGTTGACGCAACATTTAACGGAACATACACCGTAGCATCAACCCCCACCGCAACCACCTTTACGTATGCTAAGGTTGCAACAAACGTTTCTTCAACTGCAGTTTCTCCAACAGGCACGTTGGTAAGTGCAGACAACTTCCTTGAACTTCTAAGTCCTACTGACATTGGCGCTACTGGCGCTGCTGGAGCTACTGGCAACACAGGTAACACAGGCGTAACAGGAGATGCTGGTGCTACTGGCAGTATTGGTGCAGTTGGTAACACAGGTGCGACTGGTAATACTGGTTTAACTGGTGTAACAGGCGCCCAAGGTGAAACTGGTAATACTGGTGTAACAGGCGTTACCGGTGCAACTGGAGTTACAGGTGCAACAGGTGCTGGAGCATTAGATAATTATCTAGGTTTATACAACAATGGTGTTTCATACAACATTGGCGCAATTATTACGTACACTGATGGATCTCAATATATTCGTTCTGGTAATCCATTAAATCCAGGCTACCCTCCAACTTCTGGAACAAGTAACGAGTCTTGGAGTCCGTATCTACTAGGTATAACAGGCGCAACAGGCGCAACAGGCGCGCAAGGTGAAACAGGCGCTACTGGTGAGACTGGAAATACTGGTCTTACAGGTGCGACTGGTGATGTTGGCGCGACTGGCTCTACGGGTGCGACAGGCCCAACTGGTGACGATGGTGTTTTCTCTGTAGCTCAAGAGACTGCGCCAACAGGAGCTGCAACAGGTGACGTTTGGTTTGATCCATCAACCGCGACGATGTATGTGTACTACGACGGCTTCTGGCTCGAGGCTTCAAGCTCTGCGCTAGGCGAGGTCGGTCCTACAGGCGCAACTGGAGTTACAGTAGTTCAAAACTTCCAGGTAACTAACTCTGGTTCTAGCGCTTATATAATTGATGGTGCAAATAATCCAACTCTTACCTTAGTTAGAGGGCAAACTTATTTCTTTACGGTAAATGCTACAGGGCATCCTTTCTGGATTCAAACCGTATCTGGCGGATACAGCGCAGGAAACGTGTATAACACAGGAGTCACGAACAATGGCACTGCCTCGGGTGGCATAACATTTACCGTTGCTGTAGGCGCTCCAAGCACGTTGTATTACTACTGCCAAAACCATTCTTCAATGGGTGGAACAATATCTATTATTGGCTAGATGCTCATACAAGCTTAGTTTCTGATTATTCTTAATCATCCTCTTTAACCTAATATAGAATGGCGAGTGGGAATTTCTCCCAAACTCGAGTGAAAGAGAATAACAGACTATGGCAATCGACTTTCCCGATTCCCCCAGTGTGAACCAGCAATTTACGTCTGGTTCAACTACGTGGAAATGGAACGGTTCGGTATGGCTTGTTGTTCGTGATTTTGCACCCACTGGCGCTACCGGTCCAACCGGTGCGACTGGTGCACAAGGTAATACTGGTAACACAGGCGCAACAGGCCTAACCGGTGTAACAGGAGCGCAGGGTAACACCGGCGTAACTGGTGCACAAGGTGAGACTGGCGTAACAGGCGCGCAAGGTGAAACTGGTGTAACTGGTGCTCAAGGCGAAACAGGCAATACAGGTGCAGTCGGTGAAACTGGCGCACAAGGCAACACAGGTGCAGTCGGTAATACTGGCGCGACTGGTTTAACTGGTGTAACAGGAGCACAAGGTGAAACTGGTGTAACTGGCGCACAAGGAAATACGGGCGTCACTGGCGCGCAAGGTGAAACTGGTGTAACTGGTGCACAAGGCAATACTGGTGCACAAGGTGAAACTGGCGCAACAGGCGCTGTTGGTGCTACTGGTGCACAAGGTAACTTCGGCGGCGTAACCGTTGAGTATGACTTTAGCACAGGCACTGCAAACTCAGATCCTGGAGCAGGATTTGTTAAGTTTGATAATGCGAACTTAACATCTGCGTCAGAAATGTACATTGACGATGTTGATGTTAACTCAACAGATATTCAAGCGTACCTACGCACAATTGATGACTCAACAAGCACAATCAAGGGTCACCTACGTATTTCTAATAAGGCAGATTCTTCTGACTTTGCATTATTAACAATTGCAAGCGTAGTTGAAGAGACAGGTTACTTCCGCGTATCAGTAGCGTATGTATCTGGCTCTGCGACAGCGTTTAGCAATAACGAAGATGTAATCATCACGTTTGCAAGAACTGGTGACGTTGGCGCACAAGGACAAACTGGTGCTACCGGTGTAACTGGTCCTACAGGCGCCCAAGGTGAGACTGGTGTAACCGGTGCAGTTGGTAACACTGGAGCCCAAGGCGAGACTGGCGTTACAGGCGCACAAGGTAACACTGGTCCAACTGGCGCAGTTGGCAACACCGGCGCAGTCGGTCAAACTGGCGCGACAGGCGCACAGGGCGAGACTGGCGTTACTGGAGCTCAGGGCGAAACTGGACCTACCGGTGCAGTTGGACAAACTGGTGCTACTGGTGCACAAGGTGAAACTGGTAACACAGGTGCGCAAGGTGATGCTGGTCAGTTCACAACAGTAACTGGCTCAGCGCCTACTGGTGGAACTACTGGTGATGCTTGGTTTGATCCTGCAAGCGGTCTTGTATTCGTCTACTACGACGGTTACTGGGTCGAAGCAGTCGGTGGTAACATCGGACCTACGGGTATCACAGGCGCGACAGGCGCAGTTGGACAAACTGGTGCAACCGGTTCATTCGGTGGTATCACGTTTGAGTACAACTACGACAACGTCACAACAATGGCGGATCCAGGTAACACCTACATCCGTCTTAACGCAACACCTTTGTCGTCAGCGACAATTCTTGCTATCGATGATGTTAACGCAGGCTATGTTGACATTCATCCATATCTACAAACAATTGATGACTCGACAAGCCCAGTTAAGGGTCACGTCAAGATCTCAAAGAAGAGCAATCCAGATGTATTTGCTCTTTACACAATCAGTTCTTTAACTGACTACGCTACTTACTTCCAAATCTCAGTAGGTTACGTATCAGGTAGCGGAACAATCTCTGATGAGGACGCAGTCCTTCTCACCTTTGCTCGCACTGGTGATCAAGGTCCTGTTGGCGCGACTGGTGCAGCTGGTCAGACTGGCGCAACTGGTAACACAGGTGCACAAGGCAACACAGGTAACACTGGCGCTGTCGGTAACACCGGCGCTGTCGGAGCTACAGGTGCGACTGGCGTAACTGGCGCACAAGGTAACACCGGTAACACCGGAGCTGTCGGTAACACCGGCGCTGTCGG